CCACCGGTCACGCCGATATCGCCTGGGCAATCATGCACGCCCTGGCCCACGAACCTCTCAACACCAACAAGCGGCGCCGTAGCCGCTACGCAATGCAGGGTACCCATGGCCAAGCGACGACCAGCAAAGCAGCAATCCAAGGAACGACAGCCCATGAGGGCCTTCACGTTTGGAGCACCAGAAGCGGTGCTCAGCGACAACCTCGGGCAGTACCTGGGCGTGTTCGCCAGCGACAACGCGCAGATCTACACGCCGCCGGTGTCCCGCATCGGCCTGGCCCGCCTGCTGCGCGCCAACGCGCACCACGGCGCCATTCCCAAGTTCAAGCGCAACATGCTGCTGCGTGAGTTCCTTCCCTCGGAAGGCTGCAGCGCGCAGACCATGGGCAATGCGGCCCTCGACTTCATGGTGTTCGGCGAGGCGTACTTCTATGTCCGGGAGAACGTGTTCGGCCAGGCGCTCGCCCTTGAGCACCTGCAGAGCATCAACATGCGGGTGAAAGTCGATGGCGGCTTCCAGATGCTGCAGCGCAATGGCCAGCCGATCGACTTCCTGGAACACGAAGTGATCCACGTGAAGGACTACGACGTGGAGCAGAACATCTACGGCGTGCCCGACTACCTGGGCGGCCTGCAGGCGCTGCTGCTCAACGAGGCGGCGACCCTGTTCCGCCGGCGCTACTACAGCAACGGCGCCCACGCCGGTTACATTTTCTACACCAACGATCCGGATCTGAGCGAAAAAGACGAGGACGAGCTGCGCGCCCAGATCTCGGCCAGCAAGGGCGTGGGGAATTTCCGCTCGATGTTCGTGAACATTCCCGGAGGTAGCGAGAAGGCGATTCAGATCATCCCGGTGGGCGACTTCCAAGCCAAGGACGAGCTCGAAAAGGTGAAGAACATCACCCGTAACGACGTGATCGCGGCGTGGCGGATGAACCCGGCACTGGCCGGCATCATCCCGGAGAACAGCGCTGGCTTCGGCGATATCGAGAAGATCGACCGCGTGTACACAGCCAACGAGATCAGGCCCATCTGTCTGCTGTTCAACGGCGTCAACGAAGTGCTGCGGGGCGATCGGCATATCAGCTGGCGGGAGCCGCCAACTGTCGCCGCATAAATCCTACAGGCGGCTGTTGTGATGCCACTCTGCCACCTTTTTATGTGTGAAAATGGGTACCTGATACGGCACCTGGGGAGGGAGCGATGAAGATTGTCTGCAAGGCATGCAACGGTAAAGCACGGATCGCGTCACGCCAGGTGCTTTCCCTGGAGTTCTCGAAGCTGTATTGCCTCTGCCTCGAGCCCCACTGTGGCCATCAGTTCGTCATGAACCTGACCTATTCCCACGCCACCCGGCCCCCAGCTGGGACGATCGAACAGTTGCTGTTCGACCGGCTGCGCGACCTCCCCAGGGCTCAGCAGCGGCAGCTATTCGATCAGTTGGGCGCCGCCTCGGCATGACGCTGGATATCCGCATCAATCGTTTCGAGCTGCGTGATATTGATTTGCAAGTAATCCATTAAGCCTGCTTTCGCCCTTTCAGGCAGCGCTTGATCAGCTGTCGCAATAAAACCGACCAACTCGAGTGCATTTCTAACTTGCTCGAGTGTGTCGCGTGTTCCGTGTAAATCCCTCGCGCCGTTATGCATATGACTCTCCGTTTGTTCCTGTTGGCGGGGCGCAGTCTAAGTAATGGCTTTTTGCAGCGTCAAGAGGATTGTGAACAAATCCTCATTTCCAAATGTGCAGACTGACGATACATCGAAAACGCTAGATCATGATTACCTATAGGTAATCGCAGGCCAGGCCTGACGCGGCTTGTAGCGCTAATTGGCGATTTAGCTATTTCGCTACCTGCTCACTTAGGGATTTCGGATGCGTTAAATAACGTTTTAATGTAACAACGCAGAGGAACTTAGGTAGGTGGATAGGTGGCCACCTATCGATCTATTTACGTAGTTACGTAAAAACGTAATTACGTAATTGCGCAAAAGTGCTTTTGTACTTTTGTCCTTATGTACCAAGGGTTTCCGGCAGCTGGTGTGATTAGTTGTCAACTCAATATGGCTGACAACAACTTAGGGAATGAAAAGGGGAGCCGAAGCTCCCCTTTTTTTAGCCGCTAAAATCGGCTCAGTCGTTTTCCTCTGAAGGGTCGTGTACCGAGTAGGTGGCCACGCCCTGATCGCAGTCCTCCAAAATGAGCAGCTCGGGGTTAAGGCCCAGTTTCTCGACCACCCGCTCGGCTGCCCGCTGGGCACTCTCCGCGCTGCTGGCGGTGACGTTCTGGCCTTTTGCTCGGGCCTGGTAGGCCCCGGTGATCGGTCGCACGGTGATGATCATGCCGGTACCTCGTCGGCGGTCACATGTTCCAGCTCGGTCACCCTGCGCGTCAGTAGCTTGATCAGCTCGGCCTGGGTGGCGATCACCTGATCGTCGCGCAGTGACTGCTCGAGGCGGTAGACGATCTCGCCGTTCATGCTGCGCTGGTTCTCCCCTGCAACGTCGAAGATCTTGTTACGCAGGCCGTCCGGCAGGCGAACGACGAATTTATCAGCGGTGCGGGAATCCATACGGCTCATGCTTCTTTCCTTCAGTTCAGGGTGTAAAGAGTAGCGGTGGTTTTGCGTGCCAGCGGCTTGGCCAGCACCCGGTGCACCACGTCGGCATCGGTGTCGGTCAAGTCGCCGGTGCGCTTCGCCTCCTCGGCCAAGCGGAACAGGTGCCGCCTTGCCTGGGGTGTTTTCGCTACCAGGTAGCCGATCAGGGCGCCGCCGACAGCGGCGGTGGCCCTTAGATGGCTGGCGGTTGTGGTAGCCTGCGCATCGCTGCTGGTTGGGTGTGCTGCTTTCATGGGTACTACTCCTTGCTGGTGGTAGGTGTCGAGGAGTTGCACCTCCTCGACACCCATCTTTTAGCCCGGCGCGGTCTGCGCCGTGGCCGTGTAAACGCGGTGCATCTGGTGCCGCACGTCAAATTTCCCCAAGTCCACGCCATCCACGTTGCGCAGGTGAATTACTGTCACCTCCGGCGGGATTTCATGCGGCCGGGCCATCCAGTGGGTGATGGTCACCAGCTCGGCCATGTCCTCGGCAGTCGCGTACAACAGGTAGGCCGAGGCGATCGGCAATGTGCCGTCCACGCCGTCGGCGGTGTACCGAATGTTCATGCCTCGGCGACCTCCGGCGCCCACAGCTCGATCATGCGTTGCCAGATCTGGCTGCCATCCTGCACCCGTTCGTGCACCTCCACAGTCGGGTCGTAGTCCATCACTAGAACGTGCATACAGTCCTGGAACAGGACGAGATCCAGAGAGCGCAGATCCGTTAGGGCGAAGGGAAAGTCGTCGCCGTTGTACAGGCTCAGCAGGAAGCGGCCGATTACCCCGCCGCGACAGTTCTTCATCAGTGCGTATGGCACCAGGCGGTTCAGTGCGTAGGTGCCGGCCTGCTCGATGGCCGGGCGCTGTCGCTGGTAGGCGATCGCCTGAGCCATGGCGGTTTGCATGCTGTTGGTCATGGTTTGTTCCTTCAATGGGTCGCGGGGTGGGTGGCCAGCAGATCGAGCAGCGCGGTGAATACCTCGGTGCCCATCCGGTTGGCGGTCAGGTGGCTGTAATCCAGGCCGATCTCGCTGTTGATCCATCGAGCCCAGTCCGGGCGCACCAGGTTGATCATGGTTAGCAGCAGCGCACGGCGCGGCAGGTCGAGGCCGTGCAGCGTTTTCAGCACTGCCTGCATAGGGCCCAGCTGCAGGCTGGCCCAGTTGCTCGGGTGCTCGGCCAGCCGCGGGAAGGCCTCGACGCCCACGAGGTGCGCAGCGCGCTCCCAGGCGGCGAAGAACGCGAAGTGATCCTCGAGCGCAGGCGCTGCAGGGCGCACAGCAAGGGCTTGGAAAGTGGTGGTGGTCATTGCGAAATCTCCATTTCTGTCAGGCCTTGAGGGCGACGAGAAACAGAAACCTGCGTACCCCCCGAAAACATCCGGAACAACCGGAACATTTTTTTGGCGATACGCTGGAACCCACGAATTACGGGGCCTCCAGCAATTTGGAAATGTTCCGGTGGAACCGGAACAAACCGGAACACGTTTTTCTCATGCTGCTCTGCAGGCCACGGGGCACTAGGGCTGCAGCGGTTTTCTTGAAAAGTGCAAAACCGGAACATTGCCGGAACATGCCGGAACAAATTTGTTCCGGTTTGTTCCAGTGTGTTCCAGCCGTACCGAAACAGATTTGAACGCTTAACTAACTGATATATATAGGTTTTATAAGATAAATTATTAATGTTCCGTTTGTTCCGGACAGATTGAGGGACTACGCAGAAAACATTCCTGGCATGCATTCCCCCCTCACACAGGCACTTAACGCCCCTTTTCATCACGCTACCCCCCGCTTAGAGAACACCAGGCAGTTGAGGGGGCGCTTCTCGATCCGGGAGCGTACTTTCCTGTTCTCGAGGAACTTGTGGGTGGTGCTGTTCTGCAGTGACCGGCGCAGCAGTGCAGCAGGGATCACCTCTTGGCCGGCCAGGCGGCAGCGTTGCTGGAAATGCTCGATGTTGACCGCGATCAGCTCGCGCTCGGAGCTGTGGTTGAGGGTTTCGCGTGTCTCTTCACGGGTTTCGTTGTTCTCGGTGATGGTGACCACTTCCTCATTGAGGAAATGGAAAATCTGCCAGAACTGCGCCGCGGTCTTGTTCTCGGCGCTGCAGCTTTGCTGACGATCCAGGGCGCGGCCTTCCAGGTGCTTGGCCAGCGCCTCGAGGTCACGATCTGCCCAGCCCGGAAACAATGCCTGGGTGGCCTTGGCCGCGGCCATCACCTGTGCATGACACAGCACGATGCGGCTGTGCTTCACCCCAGCCAGGCCGGCGAAGCGCTGCTCGTAATGGTTGAAGGCTTCGAAGTAGCGTTCCAGCCATGCGCTCTCCTGGAGCAACACGGCGCGTAGGTAGCCCGCCAGGCTTTCCACGGGCATGGTCTTGATGCGCTCGGCCAGTGGCTTCAGTTCCAGTCTGTGGTGATCGGTGGTCATGTGCATGTACACGATCCGAGTGATGATCGCCTCGGAGCCGTCCACATTGGTGTTCTGCGAGATACACACGCCACCGCGGAAAAGCAGGGCGTCGACGTCGCTGCCTGCGGTTTTCACGCCGGTCACACGCAGCTTGGCCATGTGGTCGAACAGCGGCTTGATCTCGTCCCAGTTGTACTGGACGGTGGTAGTGCGGCCGAGTGAGTCGGTGGTTTCCTTGTCGGACTCCAGCAGCACCACCGGCAGGTTGCTCACGCCGGCGAGGGCGCGCAGCAGACCGATTGCCGACGCGCCGCTACCGCTGGGCTTGATGCCTTCCTCGTTGTTGCGGCCGCACAGCTTCCACAGGAAGCGCAGCAGCAGGGTCTTTCCGGCGCCGGCAGTACCGGTCAGTTCCAGGAATGGCCAGCTCGCTTGCTTGGCGCGGATCTGCTGAGCGAACAGGGTGCCCGTCCACCAGGCCAGCGTTGCCAGACCGTTGAGGTTGAACACAGCACGGAAGTCAGCAAACCAGCTGGGATCGAACTCGTCGCCCTTCACCATGTGGAAGTTGCGGGTGCTGGTCTTCAGGCCCTCGCCACCGATGTTCAGGAAGCCGTGCTCGTTGGTGGCCACCATCCGCCCTTTATGGAAGCCAAAGGCCGGGTAGCAGTACGTTTTCGTCACTTCGTCGTAGCCTACGAACGGCAGGGTGCGCACGGTGCTGGGGTTGTCGAACCAGGTGCCCTTGAGCATGGCCAGCACCTTCTCGCCGCCGTCGAACTGGCCACCCGGCGTGCGCTCGAGCATGGCCTTGGCGAAGCCCCGCGGATCCGTGATCGAGCTGGGGGCCAGCGGCTCCTTGCAGTTCAGGCGGGCGTTCGCGAACTCGAAGCGAAAGAAGTAGCGCTGCTCGCCGGTGATGGCGTCCTTCTCCACGTACTCGAACGTCGGCACGCAGTTGGCCACCTGGCTGATGGTGCAGTGCTTGGAAAACGTGGTCTGGTTGCCCTCCACCTTGTCGTCCTTCAGCTCCTCCTTTAGCTCCCCCATGGCCACGCGGGCTGAGTACAGGCGGCTGCCGTGCTCGAGCAGGTAGAAGCCGCGCTCGCGCTTGAGGTACAGCAGGTAGGCCATGTGCATGGGGCTCTTGGCGGTGAACAGCCGCCCGCGGTAGCAGGCTTCTGCCATGAACTCCGCGGTCAGCTCGCCATCGCGGTACACCTCGTCCCAGTCGCGCTCGCCAGCGAGGGCCGTCCAGGCCAGCTCCTTCATCTCGCGCAGCATGCGCAGGTACTTGAGGATGAATTTGCGGCCGGCCTTGTCGTCGTCCAGGGCCAGGCACCAGGTCACCAGCTTTCCCTGGTTGGCCTCCACGATGTCCCAGGGGAAGTTGTTCGCACTGATCGACGCGATCACCTTGAAGCCAGCAAGGTACAGCGCGATGGCGTGGAAGATGCCCTCGACCACATGCACCCGATCGCCTTTCTCGATGGTCTGGCCAGGCGGCATCCAGCCACTGTTGCGGTAGGTCATGCCGTACTTGATGCCGGCCTTGTCGCCATCGTTGGCGGCCACGGCCGTGGCATCGATGATGCGTTCCCAGTAGCCGTCACACAGCTCGAACCGCACGGTGTCGGCGGAGTCGCCGTTCTTCAGCTTGCGGCGCGCCTGGGTGTACCAGCCGGCCAGCTTGCTGATATCGAAACCGCGGTTGCGCTGCAGATACGCGTCGGCTGTGGCGTTTGGGTTGCTCGGCGTGACCGGGAAGCGCTCGCTCAGGTTCTCAAACAGGTAGCTGTAGCGGTCACGGGTCTTCTGCTCGAACTGGCACTCGTTCTCGCGGTTGCACTTCAGCTGGTACGGCTTCTCGCGGCTGATGTACAGGCGGCGCTGCCCACAGCCTGGGCAGACGCCTTTCTGAAGGTACGTGCCGGTGACGCTGGTGAAGTCCAGGTCGCGGTCGTTCTCCAGAGCCTGCACCACGTCCAGGCGGTAGATGTCGTCGAAGTTGGTGCGGTTGGCCATCTGGTTCATTGGGCGTTGATCCGCCCCAATGCGCGCTCGGCCTGGGCCGCCGCTTCCATGGTCATGTGCACCATGTTGATCAGCACGGCGGACTTCGACCCTTCTTCCTTGGGGCGGATCAAGTACTGCCCGGTTTTGATTGCGCGCTCCACGGCGCTCTTGGACTGGCCAGACCGAACCACGAACTCGGCAATGGTCACGTATGGCGTGTCGATGGCTATCTGCATTCTGATAATCTCCGGCGGCTTATTGATGCTCATTAGGGTTCATAGTCCCTAATTAGGATCCAATGCTGATACCTAATTAGGTACTTGTCAAGGAGATACGCAGGTGGATTTGGCCGGGAAATTGAAGGCAATCAGGGCAAAGGAAGGTCTTACGCAAGGGCAAATCTGCGAGCTGCTCGAGTTCAGCTTGAGCACTTGGAAAAAGTACGAAGGTGGGCATTTCGAAATGGCTTTCGGAGCGCTTGCCAAGATGCTTCAGCACCCTCGCTTTACGAAGTACACGCTGTGGCTGATGACTGGTGAGACGGCCGCAGAAAGCGGTCAAGTCAGCCCGCTGTAAGCATGTCGATCAAGAAGCTCCCCAGTGGAGAATGGCTGGTCGACTGCCGGCCGGAAGGGCGGGACGGGCCGAGGATCCGCCGGCGGCTGCAGTCCAAGAACGAGGCGATGCATGTCGAGCGCCGCATCATGGGCGACGGATCAAAGGGCGAGTTTGAGAAGAAGCCGAAGCGAGACGAGCGGCGCCTGTCCGACCTTGTGGATGCCTGGTTCAAGTCGCACGGCACCAGCCTGAAAAGCGGGGAAGAGCGCCTGCGCGCCCTGAAGGCGATGGCCGAGCGCATGGGCAACCCCAGGGCCAGCGACTTCAACACCGCCCACTTTACCCAGTACCGGGCCGATCGCCTGGCCGGCAAGTGGGGCCGGGAGACCTATGGCAACGGCCGCAAAAAAGGCGAGGACGCCAAGGCGGTCAAGCCCAGCACCCTGAACCACGAGCTGGCCTACCTGCGCGCCGTGTTCAACGAGCTCGAGCGCCTGGGCGAGTGGCAAGGGGAGAACCCGCTGGCAAAGGTGCGAGCGCTGAAGTACGACGAAACCGAAATGGCGTACCTGGACGTCGACGAGATCCCGAAGCTGCTGCACGCGCTCGATGCCGTCTCGGCCAAGGCCGGGGTGGTCGCTCGGGTCTGCCTGGCCACCGGCGCCCGCTGGGGCGAGGCAGAGGGCCTGCAAGCGCGGCAGGTGCGCAACGGCCGCATCCAGTACACCAAAACGAAGTCGTCGAAGAACCGCGCTGTACCGATCACCGAGGAGCTGCAAAAGCAGATCCTGGGATCGCTGCCGTTCGGTGATTGTTACAAGCGCTTCAGCGAAGGCGTGCAGGCGGCCGGCATACAGCTACCTGAGGGCCAAATGACGCACGTGCTGCGCCATACCTTCGCCAGCCACTATATGATGAACGGCGGGGACATCCTGACGCTACAGCGCGTCTTGGGGCACGCCTCGCTGACCATGACCATGCGCTACGCGCACTTCAGCCCGGGGCACTTGGCTGAGGTGGTGCTTTTGAATCCACTGGCAGCGAAACCGATTAAAGATGGGGTAGATGATGAGCAAGGATGATCCGGGTGTGTCGGCTGGCTACATCGCGCTCAGGAAAGAGCTGGCGAAAAGTGGGGAACTCTTCAAAAAGTTCAGCGTAGTAGCACTGCCGGACGGTCTTGGCGAAGCGTTCCGCCAGTTCAACGATTCGCCTGTGAGTCAACTCATCCGGCGGCTTAATTCCTCTGAGGCATTCAAGGTCGGCAGTGCAATCGCGCAGTCCCCTACCTTCAAGACCCTCGAACAGATTCGACGTATTTTCGATAGCACCACAGAGCTGAACCAGGCGGTAAAGGCTCTTACTGGTTCGTCGTTGGGATCGATGTCGATCAGAGATCTGGTACTACTCAGTGATCAGCTCGCGAAATCCCCTCTCGCAAATTTCCTTGAGCCTGATAGCGAGAGCGATTTTGATGGGGTCGTTGAGCAGCTTGGTCAGGCAGATGTTGTGCTTCATGCCAGCGGAGACGGGCAGGTAGTAAGCGCTGAACAGCTGGAAATGGATCAAGCGATTGTCGAGCAGATCGAAAAAGGCAATCACCAATCGCTAAGCCCAGAGCAAACTTGGCGTCTTCGCTACATCATCTTGCTGCTCGCGCTCGTATGGAAAGGCTTATCAGATTGGGGCAGCGTCACAGACGGGGTTTGTGATCTGAATGCACGTTTCGGCCCTGATGCACCATTTGCCGAGGTGAGGCGGCAGGTGCGCATCCATTTTTGCGGTGAATCGGCGGCGCACGTTCGAATTGTGAAAGGGGACGACGTGAATGTCAGAGCTGAGCCAAGCATGAAGTCGGAGGTTATTACCCAGCTGCATAAAGGCAAGGTGGTGGCTGTCGTCAGCCGAGAGGATCGAGATTGGCTCGAGGTGTCGTTTAAGCGAGACGGCTTCGTTATCGAGGGTTGGGTGTCTCGTAAATACCTGCAGCGCGTGAGGTAGTGTGGACGAATTGTGGACGCTGAAGCGCTGTGCAATGCAGTGTGGACAATCGTCAGGCAAAAAAAAGCCCCGCACTGCGGGGCTTTGAGTATGGTGCCGGCACCAGGAGTCGAACCCGGGACCTACTGATTACAAGTCAGTTGCTCTACCAGCTGAGCTATACCGGCTTTTGAGGGCCGCCATTATATCGATTCGTTTCCGTGAGTAAAGCTACGCGATACAGCTTTTTGCGGCTATTTCAGCCGCTCTGGCTGGGGCTTATGCACAAATGGGCACCGGTTAGAAGATTTTTAGAAAATTTCTACCCAGCCTTTCACGGTTTTGCCAAGCGGCTGTTTTATATGGGGTTTTATCGGTGGTTAAAAAATGATCAGCTTTCGCCGCGCGTTATGGGTGGTGGGATGGCGTGGTTTGCCCAGCTTCTGTGAACAGAGTTATCCACAGATAGTGTGCGCAACTCAGGTGCGCTCGGCGAGCAACAGCAGGTTGCGCGGGGTCAGGTGCGCGGCGCAGAACTGGCCGAGGCGTACTTCATAGCCCTGTTCCTGCAGATACAGGGCGCGGTCGAGCACCAGCCAGAGTTCCAGGGGGCGGCGGAACAGGCCGCGCAGCAACTCCAGGTTGCGCACCTCGGCCAGGCGTCGCCAGCCGGCTGCTTCCAGGCGCTGCCATTCGCGCTCGCCAACCGCGGGCAGCTGTTTGAGTGCGGCGAGGTCACGGCAGTAGTCGGCGAAGGACTTCTTCAGCCAGGCGGGCGGCAGTGAAGGTGTGGGCAGGTAGGCGTCGACGCCGCGCAGCTCGCGCTGCAGCAGGTCGAAGGCCAGGCGCCAGGCCATGGACTGGTCACGTTGCTGGCGCACGCGGTTGCCGGCCGTCACGGTTTCGCTCATGGGCAGGGCCAGGTCGTCCAGCGAGAGGAGCAGCGGCGAGCCCTGGGCGGCTGTGGATAACGGCTGGTAGTCGGCTGCTGCCACGCGGTTGTAGCAGCAGGGCGCGATGGCCAACTGGCGACAGCCTGCGGCGCTGGCCAGGTGTATCAGGCGCACATGCAGGTCGCCGCAGGCGTGCAGGGCGACGGGGCTGTGTTCGGCGTGCAACTGGGTGGCAGCGTCAGCGGCGAGTACGTCCTGCTCGATATGTTGAGCGGTTATCCCCAGGCGTTGGCTCAGTTCGGCGCCGCTGGCCACCAGGGCCGGGTCGTATTCCAGGCAGGTCAGCTTCTGGCCGTCGTGGGCGAGCACACGGCCCAGGTGGCCCTTGCCCGCGCACCAGTCCAGCCAGTGCTGCGGGGTTTGGGCGAAGCCCAGGCTGCTGCCGAACGCGCGTATCTGCTGCCATTTGCGACCCGGAACGTCCACCGAGAAACGCGGCGGCAGGTCGGCCGAAGGCTGCTGGGGCAGATCGCCGACCTGGCTCAGGTGCTCGGCCTGCAAGGCCAGTTCGGGGAAGGGTGCTGGTGCGCCGTCCAGCGCCGTTGGCTGGTTGTGGCTGGCTTCGGCCTGCTCCAGGGTGCGGCCGCGCAGCCAGGCGGCCAGTTCGTGATGCTGGTTTTCCCAGGGCAGCGTTTGGTAGGTGAATGGCCGGGGTTTCCACAGCGCCTGGTGGGCGACGAGAAACCCGTCCAGCGCCTGGAAGCGCTGGAGCAGTTCGGCGCCACTGATTGGCGGGAGAGACTCGGCTGTCATAAGCGACTGCGACGGGGCCTGCACCCCGTCGTCACCCTAGCGGCCCTGGCAGGCGTCGACGCGCAGCCAGCATTCCAGAAGCTTGAAGGCGTTGATCAGCACGAAGGTGATCAGCAGGTAGAACACCCCGGCAGCGAAGAAGCCCTCGACCGGCAGGTAGGTGCGCGCGTTCATGGTGCGCGCCATGCCGGTCAGCTCCAGCAGGGTCACGGTGCTGGCCAGGGCGCTGGCCTTGAGCATCAGGATCACTTCGTTGCTGTAGGCCGGCAGGCCGATGCGCGCCGCCCGTGGCAGCACGATATGCAGCATGGCCTGGGGCCGTGACATGCCCAGTGCCCGCGCCGCTTCGATTTCACCCGGCGGTACGGCCTGGATGGCGCCGCGCAGGATCTCGGCGATATAGGCGGTGGTGTGCAGGGTCATGGTGATCACCGCGCACCAATATGGGTCGCGCAGGTACGGCCACAGCGGGCCCTGGCGCACGGCGTCGAACTGCGCCAGGCCGTAGTAGACCAGGAACAGCTGTACCAGGAGCGGCGTGCCGCGGAAGAAGAAGATGTAGCCATAGGGCACGGCGCGCACGTACCAGTGGCGCGAGGCGCGGGCGATACCGGTGGGGATGGCCAGGATCAGGCCGGTGATGACCGCCACGGCGACCAGCTCGATGGTCAGCAGGGCGCCTTGGGCCAGGCGCGGCAGCCAGGTGATGATGACGTCCCAGTTCATGCCGCACTCCGCTTGAAGCCGCGGTTGGCGCGCTTCTCGAGGAAGTGCAGGCCAATCATGGCGATGACGGTCAGGCCCAGGTAGATGAACGCGGCGACCATATAGAAGGTGAAGGGCTCCTTGCTGGCGGTCACGGCGATCTGCGAACGGCGCATCAGCTCATTGAGGCCGATCACCGATACCAGGGCGGTGTCCTTCATCAGGATCATGAACAGGTTGCCCAGGCCGGGCAGGGCGATGCGCCACATCTGCGGCATCACCAGGCGCCAGAGGATGCGGCCCTTGGACAGGCCCAGGGCCTGGCCGGCTTCACGGTGGCCCTTGGGGATGGCCAGGATCGCGCCGCGAAACACTTCGGTGGCGTAGGCGCCGAAGCACAGGCCCAGGGCGATGACGCCGGCGG